GACCCCGACTCTGAGGGCGACGGGCTGGAACTTGGCGATACACTTGCACTCGGACTAACTGACGCACTAGGTGATTGGGACGCACTCGGACTCACGGAAGGTGATACTGACGCGCTTGGACTAGTCGAAGCACTAGGGCTCACGCTAAAGCTGGATGCCGCCGTCGTCGCACATACCTTGACCCCATTGGTCGCCCCGGTCAGCGAGTAGGTCTGCACGCAGAACTGGTAAGTACCCGCGATGCCCGCAGGCCAGTCAAAACGGGCCTTGTTGTCGGCGTCCGGGCTGAGGCGAATGGGGCTGAGTGTCTGCACGCCACCGGGCTCCGTGACATAGAGCCGCGCGTACTGGCCGCCTGCGTAGGAGCCGAAGATGATTGCGCCCGTGATGAACGACTCTAGAGTGCCTGAGATGCCCACTTGGAGCGTGTACTGGAGCCCGTTGGGTGGGAGCAGCGCAGTGTCAAACGCTGCGGACGGGGGCGCAGTGGCCCAGACGATAGCAGGGTTCGTGCCATCACTGCCCTCAGGCGCACCAAACACGCTCAGCCCGATGGAGTACTGGTCTTCAGTGGCTGCCAGCCGAAAGTTGTGCTCACCCTCGTAGCTGACATTCGGCGTGCGCGCGTGCACCCGGAACACCTTCTCCACAAACGGGTCAGTCCACCTGAACCTGTAGACATCTCCGGGCCATAACGACTCGCCGACAGCGCCTGCGTTGATGACCAGCGGTGGCAGGGGCTGTGAAAGCGCGCGGCCAGCCTGCACTACCAGCTTCTGTGCCAACGACGCACTGGCCACACCGGGAAACTCCATCGTGTGCGGGGCCGTGCGACGCTGTACCTGCCAGTTGGCCGGGTCTTCATAGATCGCCGGGCGGGGCTGGTAGTTGTTATCGGCGTTGGTGTAGTTGAGGATCACCCGGTTGAACGTGTCGGCATAATCGCCGGGCGTGTACTCCTCGACATTGGACAGGTTGGCTGGGCTAAGCAATGGTAGCGCAGGAATTGAGTAGTCTTTGCGTATCAGTTTGATCTTCAACCCATCGCTGGGGTGCTCGTAGACCTCGGCATCCACGCTCTGCCTCAACTGATCAAACACATCCTGCACGCGCCCACCCGTGTTGATCTCGCCGCTGAAGCCGTTAGCTTCGGCAAACACAGTAGCCGCAGCCGCCCGCCAACTGGGCAAGTGAATGTTGCCCACTGGGTACTGAGCCCCATAGTCAGCACTCGTCGCCCACTCGTACATAGCATGGATGCGGTTATACGAATCGTCAGCCAGTCGCGCATCCCCGGTACCCAGCACGTCTGGCCACGCCATCACCTCCACCTTCCACTCACGCAGCTGCATTGCCTCTGCTGGCCCGGCGTTGAAGTACCCTGATTCAGTCGCACCAGAGCGACCACGGATGATTAGGGCGGCCACGCCATGCAACCCCGGCACGTTGCCCTCCACCGACGCGAGGTAGGGGTTGCGTGGTTGGGTGTAAGTGCCGCCTAGTACATCACAGACACCGTAGATGCCACCCTGCCCCGGTGGTTGGTCACCACCAAACAACTGCGGGTCATCGAGCAGCAGCGTCCCCCCAGCGTTGTCAAACAGCGGGGCCACCGCACAAGGCAGGTCTTGCACGTACACCTGATGCACGCGGTTAATCGGTCCCCAGCAAAGCGCAAACCCCTGGCCCACGTAGTAGCGATAGGAGACCGTGATAGTGTCCAGCAGGAACGCAAACTCCCCCGCCCACAGGTAATCGGTCCAATGACTGTCGCGCTCCACGGCCCGCGCACTGAAGTCGCCCAGCCAGATACGTTGCGGCGTGGTCTTCCACTTGCCGCGCACGTAGGGGATCGGGCGTGTCTCATCGCCTTTGTTGGCGTTGAGTAGATCCTCGAACGTACCTTTCTTGGGCCGGGGACGAGTGATTTCGCCCAGCCACAGTTGGCCAACGATGAGTGCTGCTGCAAAGGACATCTAAACTGCTCGTATCCCGTCGTTAGTGAAGTCGCGGTTGGGCGTCAACTTCCAGCCACCCCAGGCTTCACCACTGTTAGTGGCCGACCCGTATAGCACGCTACAGGTTTCCAGTGTCAAGTCGTCGCCAGCAAACACGTCCACGGTGTCACTAAGCTGGATCGATGTAGCCGGGAATGCCCGGTTCAGCGTCAGTACCCCCGCCACAGCCTTCTCCACCGTACGCCAGTCGTTGTCTGGAGTGCGTATCATGCCGCCCTTGTAGTAGGCGTCCACCTGTGCCAATCCTGTCACGGTGACTGTAGGCTCACTGACGTCGTCCGACTTAGCGCTGACCACCACCGACTCCTTGAAGTCCTCGATGTTCACCGGGCAGCGACCATCGCCGATATGGAACCTGCACAGCGGGTTGAGTGACTCAGTCAGCGCTTCTCTACCAAAGTGAATCTCCTGCTGGGTTTTGCAAGTGAGTTCAGCCGCGCGGAACGAATCACGCCAAGCGACGCGGACTATCCTGCCTGCCCAGTGGGGCGCAACCTCAGTGACTGCCAGCCCGCTCACTGCCAACACCTCCCAGATACGCAACTCGATGCCAAATGGCGGTGGGTGTGAGATGTAGTTCATGGCTACGCTGAGGTCGTCACGCATGCGCACGGTGATGCGCGCCTGTGACGGGTCGGAACTAAAGGTCGGTGGAGTGTGCGAGATAGAAGTGAAGTCGTATTGCTCCCCGGCATAGGTCAACCCGTGGGCCACGTTGGTATACGTCGACGCGCCCGAGGGGTCGGCAAAACGGTAGAGGTAGAATTGTTCGCTCATGCGGTGACTATTAGCGCGCCTGACGGAAACCTGAGCCGCTTGCCCACCTGGATACTCCGCGCTGGCTGAATTGCGCCGTACAGGTAAGTCTCAGTGAATGCACCCGAGGCCGTATCCACGATGTCGAAGGCAATCAAGTCGTTGTCGACCGACGACGGCACCGGGAACTCCAGCGGGTCCACGTTGACTGAGCGCGAAGTGAGTAGCGGGTCAGTGAATAGCGTGGCGGCACGGACGAGTGCCAACCGAACGTAGGCGCCATAGGTCGTCTCCGTGCCGCTACTCGTCTTGGTCGACGGGGTGGTGAGCAGGCGCAGGTACACGGTGGCTCCCAGCGTCGGCGTGATGCCGCGCAGGTAGAAGTTGAGTGCTTGAGCCGCACCAATGGCTGTTAGTCCGCCTGCCATCAGCGCACCCTAATCCTGCGGCCAACTTCGTCGGCGTTCTCACTGATCACATTCATAATATCCCTCGCTCCTTCCGCGCTACGTAGATGCCCACCTACCAGTTGTCGCCTATCCAACAGGTTAAGTATGCGCACGTTGGTCTGGGCTGCTTCACCACCAGCCAGTTGCAACTCAGGCGCGTGCACTGGTACCACCGAGCGTCGTGATGGTAGCGACGCCAGCATGTTTAGTTCCGCGTTACGCGCGCTGATTAACCCACCCTCGGCAAACCCTTGCACCCGCCCGTATAGCCCCTTGGTACGCGCCAGGAACTCTCGCAGAATGCGCACTTGATGAGCAGCATGCTTCGGGTCAGTAGTAAGCACCGCCTCGTCAAACCCACCCTCTACAATACGTACCAGCCCGCCGGGTGTCGCCGGAAACATGCCGGTGGCTGCGACACTGGCCCCGGCCCCGCTGGCCAGCCCACTAAACGCCTGCGTCCCCGCTGCGGCCCCAACGGCAGCGGCAAACGCTGCTCCCGCTGCTACGACTGCGGCGGTAAACCCAGTGGCTGCGGCTGTAATTGCCGTCGTGAACGCCACCCCACCTGTAGCCAGCGCGGTCCCAGCTGTCGCTCCGCCTGTCGCCATCGCGGCTCCGGCAGTAGTCCCACCGGTTGTTAGCGCCGCACTGGCCGTCGCCGCTGCGCCCGCATCACCCGCTGCACCGGCCACCGCCCCACCCAGCCCACCTGTCGCACCTTCACCGCCGCCTCCGCCAAACCCAAACAGACGTTTGATCGAGGCGATGATGCCCCCACCTGCCCCAACCTGCTCGCCCGGTGTGCCAAAGATTGATTCAATTAGCTGCTCGCTAAACCTCTGCGCAATGAAATCTTCGATACGACCGGCTACGACATCCAGTAGCCCCAGCAGCTTCTCCTGCGCGGTTTGTGTGCGATCGGTCAGGCTACGAAAGAAGTCAGCAAACCCCTCCTGCAACGCGTCGATGGACACTGACCGCAACGCCTTATCGAAGTCAGCGGTCTCAGTCGTAGCTACCCGAATCTCTCGGGCCGTGGCCTGCGCATCCGTCGCCTGCTTCTGCAGCCCTTGATCACCACTACGCTCAGCAATCTGACGTAACAACTCAGCCTGACGTTCCAAATCGGCCACGTACTCGCCATTCAGCTTCTTGACAAGGATGCGGCCTTCGATTTCAGCCAGATCTCGATGGCGCACGGCCAGTTCGACCTCGGCAATCTTGGCTTGTAGTTCATCCTGTATGCGAGCAAACTCCTTGGCGGCGAGATTGAACTGCTCGGTGAAGGTGAGCTTACCCAGACGCTCGATCTCCTGATCGATGTCCCTGATCTGGTCAGTAAGTTCCTTAGGTGGCTTCAGCGCACCCAGCTTGTCAATTGACTCCAGCAGGATGCCACGAGTTATCAGCAATCGCTGCTTCAACTCCTCCTCACCTGCTAGCCGCCGTTTGATCGCCTCGGTTTCCCTCAACCCCCGGAAATCCACCTCGTTGGCAATCTTCCGCTCCAAGTCAGCTTGCTTCTGCTTGGCGTTGGCGATGAATTGTTCGCTGGCAGTCAGCGTAGCCTGCGCGTCACGCAGCAGCACCGTGTTGCGGATTAGCTCGATTTGTTGCTGGTTGAGTTGTTTAGCTGCAGCAATTCGTTTCAGTTCGTCGGCGTCACGAGCTTTCTCAGCTTCAGCCTGCTCATCGTTTAGCTTGGCTTGGGTTTGCGCTAGCCCCTTCAGCGTCTTATCGAACTCGTCGATAACTTCTTGATTCAGCGCGCTCTCAATCGCACCCTGTAGCTTCGCAAACTCAACTTCCAGCTTGCGCACGTCCTCACGCTGTTGGACAGCGGCCTCAGCCAGCGCAAAGGTCACTTCATCGGTTAGCTGTTTGCGTTTAGCCTGGATCTCAATCAGCTTGCGTTCACCTTCAATAGCAGCGGCCTCAGCTTCCTTGGCCTGTGCTTGTCGGCGGGTGCGCTCAGCAGCCGGGAGACGCTGATCCGTAGCTTGTTTGAGTAGTCGCGCCTGAGCTAAGCGAGCCTGCTTAACCAATTCCCCCTGTGCCTCGGCTTCCTTGGCCAGCGCGGAATTAGTTAGTACCGCCCGCGTCTGCAGATATTCGCGGTAGGAGCGCAGTTGTTGCTTGAACGCTGATTCGTTAGCCCGTAACAACTCCTCGTTGCTGGCTTCCTGCTCGGCCACCCGCTTCTCACCCTCGGCCTTGACAATCGCAGTAATCGCCTTCTGCAGTTGCTCCTGAGCGTTGCGTAGCGCGGTGCCAGACTTATCACGCCCGCCCAGTGTCTCGCGCAGAAACTCGTCGATGGTTTTCTGCTGTACCTGGGCTTGCTTGCGTACGGCCTCGCTCAGCTCAGGGTTCGCGGCAATGAATGCGCGGAAGAATTTCAATGCTCCGTCAAAGGTCGTCGATGCCTCACGGGCTAGTGCGGCAGCCGAACTAATCAACTTCTTGCGTCGCTTCTCAGCTTCCTCGGCAGCGTCACCAGCTTTCACCAAATCGCCTGACTGCTCCTTTAGCACGGCGTTGAAGTCACGGGTGGCATCAGTCGCCTTGATCGTCTCAGCGGTGTATGCCTGCAGTTGCACCAGCGTCTGCTCTACATCGCCCCTGAACACACCCATGTTCTTGGCGGCGAGTAGTAGCTGGCGGGCAGTCAGTCCACTCTGCTGCTCCAGCGTAGCCAGCGTAGCCACCTGCTCCTTAGCCGTGCCGTTCAGGCCATCGGTGGATTCGCGCAGTTCCTGATTAGTAGTGACCAGTGATTCTGACTCAGCCTGCAACGCACCCAATGCATCCTCGACCGTAGCCGCGTTGATTCCCTGCCGGGCTAGCTGGCGAGACTGCTCAGCTGTGATCGTATTGGATTGACGAATTGAATCAGCCAGTGCCGCGTTGGCTTGTACGCGTCGGACGTTGGACTCAATCTCGCGCTCGTTAGCCGTCACCTGGGCCAGCGTATTAGCGAGCGAACCAGCGAGGTTAGCCGCACCCTGCACCTGTTCGGCTTGCTTGAGTTGCAGCACCTTCTCTAACTCGGTCCGTAGCGCTGCCAGTCGCTGTTCTTCGTCAGCGATCCCAGTAACACGAGCCTGCGCTTGCACGTTCAGGCCAGCGTAGACCTCGGCTAGTCGCTGCTCTTCCTCGCTGGTACGCTTGACCCCGCTGGCCAGCCCATCAAGGAACTTTAGCTGCGCCTCCAACCCGCTAATCACCGCCTCCTGCGCATCAACCTGATCCTTGCTGAGTTGAATCGCTTCCTTCTGCGACGACTTGTAGGCGGCGTAGATTGCTATGGCGGCGGCAATAGCCAGTCCTACGCCCACGAGGCTGGCAGCGACCAGCGAGTTGGCAGCAGCCAGCGTGGTCTCGGCCTCAGCTGCAGCGAGGGCACCTGTGGCCAGCAGGCGCAGGTTACGAATCACCTCACCTAGCCCGACTGTGCTCAATTGTGCAAACCCAACAATGAGTCGGCCTACGCCAGTTGTCAGCTGCCCAAACACAAACAACACTGGTCCCAGCGCCGCCACAAACCCGCCCAGTACAACGATCAGTGACTGTAGGGGTCGAGGTAGATCACGGAAGGCTTCGGCCAGTCGAGTGATCACGGGTGCGGCGACGTCTATCAGCCTGCTGAGCACCGGCAGCAACGCCTCACCTACCGCCGCACTGGCCCTGAACACGGTGTCACGGAAGTTCTCGAAGGCGTTGCGTGCTCCAGCGGCAGCGCGAGGCAGCTTCTCAAGCTGGCTGGTAAGCACGTTAAGGAACTCACGGGATGAGAGACCAAGTTCTTGGATGTCGTCGGCATTCACTGTGCCAAAGGCTTGAAGGAGCGCGCGGCCCACGGCAGGTGCGGCCTCGATGATTGGCCTCAAGTCTTGGCTAAGTACCTTACCTTTAGCAGCAAGCTGGCCCAACTGTACAGTGACTCGCTCCAGTTCGGCCCGCCCACCGCCAGTCAGCGCGATGGCGTTAGCAAACTGGACCAGCGACTTCTCGGCTTCAGCGGCACTGAACCCCACCGCCTGTAGCCGGATACTACCCTGGATCGCTTCCTCAAACCCAATCCCCGGTAACTTAGCAATCTCGGTCAGGCGCTTCAGTTGCTTCTCAGCCTCAGCCGACGAGCCTACGATGGCTGTCAGTCCACGTTTTAGCGAGTCTAGACTAACTGCCGCCTGCGTACTACTCACACCCAAGGCCACCAGCGGCGCAGTCAGCGCAGCCGTCAACCCGATGCCCAGCGTACTCAGTCCCTGACCTATGGACCGCAGTGAGTTGCCGACCGCTTGCACCGTCTTGTTGAACTGTTCCGAAGCCTGCCGCTGCTTCTCCAACGAGCGCACAAACACGTCTGCGCCCCGTTGCGCCTCTCGCACCTGCACGTCGGCGACGGTCTTGGCCGCTAGGGTACGCAGGGCTTCCTGCCGAGCGGCTTGGCGGGCGGTGGCAGCGTTAATGCGAGCCACCTCAGCCGCAGCCTTGTTGGTAGCCGCGGCCTGCCGGGCGGTGGATTGGGCCAAGCGCTCACGAGCCAAGGCCAGTCGCTCAGTCGTCTGGCGTGCTCGCTCCTCTCGGTTGGCCAACTCCTGCGCCTGTATACTGAGCTTCTGCTGTTGTTGCTGGAGACGCTGGGCTGAGGCTGCAGCCTTGTCGAAGTTGGTAGTGCCACCGACCTTGATGGAGGCGACGCGTTGGAGCTGTTTCTCAACCTGAGACAGACCCTTGAGAGTCCGATCCAGGTTGCGAAGGATCAGCTCTAAGCTAATGATGAGTTTTGTGGTGTCGTCGGCAGCCATTGGTTAAGTCCAATGGCACTCGGCAGATTAGGCAGGTGCTCGCAGAGTTCGTAGTATAGCAGGGTTATCAGCCATTTGCTTGAGAATCATCGCCACTGAAACGATGGCTGACTTTTTACAGTGACGACACTTGAGTTCGACGACGCCGTAGAAGTCCTTGCTCACCCGACAAAGGAGCTTGGAGCAGGCGTCACAGCGTACTTCGATGAGCATCAGGTCAGCCTCTGCTTACATAAGTCGCAATGTGAGCCAGTGTTTGCGCATAACGGCTGAAAGACAAGCTCGTCTAGTTCTACTCCATCAAGGTCAACGTCTACGAATCGATTATCGTTAGACTTTACGCTGGCCATAAATGACGCAATCAACTTGCGATCCTCGTCGGTCTCTGGAATCAGTGACAGTTCAGAACCTGTTAAGTCGATTTCCATTAGCGCCCTGCCAGCTTACGCGACTTGGCCTGAATATGCGCAGGGATTTGCGACCACAGCGACTCACGTTCAGCAGTCAACCGCGCCTGCTCGTCAGCCGACAACTCGTTGAACCTGACGTGGCGTTGTGATTCGAGCTTTAGCTGCTCCTCGTAAGTCATAAAGTGTCTACCTTTCTCCTTGGCTTGCGTGGCCTGCACCTGTCGCTCAGCCTGCCGCAGGTGACGCATGTAGTCTTGGTATGACTTGTCAGTGGCTTGCGCAACTCGCGCGCTAATTATAGCCTCCTTAAACCTGCGCCGCTCAACCCGATCAATCTCAGCCAGAAAGTGATTAATGTGGGCCATGGTGTAGGTACTGGTAATATTCACCAACGGCCCATGACCATGTTGGATTAACCAGTCGACGTGTCCCCACCAAGCGTCGGGATTCGCTGGAGTAAGCTGCCGAACATGTGGCTGACCTTGTCGAAGTTGGCCTGGGTAAAAAAATCCAGGTTCTTCTCGACCACCTTAATGAAGATTTGCAAGCCTTCCATCGGGTCCTGCACTTCCAGAAACTCGGGTGGTTCGTTGGTGGCGACGCCAATCAGGCCGAGCACGCTTGGCCCGCTGATTGAGATGGCTGTGACGGCAAAGTCCAACGCTTCCTCGGCAGCCAACTGCGGCTTACCTTGCGCGTCCTTGGGCAAGGCCATTAACCGCTTCAACAAGTAGCCCATCGGGCCGACGTACTCCAGTGCCCTCGTCATTGGGCCAAGGGTGAACTTGCCGATGGCGTAGGTTTTCCCGAAGGCGGTGACTAGCTCAGGCGCATTGACTAGTTCTTTAAGTGCAGACTCTTCGGCAGTAGGCTTGGTTGGTGTTGTCATAGGCTTAGTTGGTTAAGGTGAGTGGCTCAGGTCGCTCAGCAGAGGCCTACAGGCTTAGTCTTTGGCGTCTGGCTCTATTCACAGTCTGTACTGCCCTCAATGACCACTCACAGTAGGCGGCAGACTATCCGTGATCTGCCAGCACGACTTACACAGGAGTCACATCAATGACCGGGTAGTACACATACTACCACACACGACAAGGGGCTGAGCAAGTGTTTCCACTCACCCAACCCCTCACCGCTCCGGCTCACAGGTCTCGCGCTAAACCGAAGGACTTGCTGAATGCGATGGTGAAGCCGAAGCTGACGGCGACACGCTTGGACTCATCGAAGCGCTTGGGAAAGCAGCAATCGGCGGGTCGAGATAGATAAAGCGAGCGAATTGCCCGGTAGCCGCAGCGGCTGATTTCAGCGTGTCGGTAAGCGCTGAGCCGTTAAGCACCAATTGTCCAAACTCGTCATTGATCAACCCAAAACTCTCCGCTGGGTCAAGTCGAGTTTTGTAAATGTCAACAATCGTGCGCTCAAAGTCTGACGAACCACCTCTCGTTACCGAGGTTGCCGTGTTCAGTCCGTCAAGACGTACCCAAATTTCAGGAGCGCTTGTTTTGAACACACCTACCTGACGAGCCGCAGCAATCGTGTAGTCGGCGGTAATTGGACCAGTTAATCCAGTGACGTCGGTAAAGTGAATCACACCGCTGGCGTCCACATCGTAGAAAGTCGGGTCAATTGCTACGGCATTGTCGTAGAGTACGGCATTAGTGACAATGCCGGTGGTCTTTAACGAGTAACGCTCAGTAACCGTAGGCGCACCCGCAAGCACGGCTTCGGCCGCTACCGAACTACCCGCTACCGCCGACCCTTCACCGTAGGTAGCCAACTCCATGTTGGATTCCTTGAAATCGTCGGTGGTAATAGCCACGGTAGCCGTCAACTCGGTGATGATACGCGCGTCAGTCGTGCGATTGCCGGTGTACGACTCCTTGTGCGTCAACGTCGAGGTAGCAAGCCCTAACGTCATCGCTGGCGCATTGCCGAACCAGTTAAACTCTGATGGGTTACCATCATCGTCACGGTTGCTCCAAAAGACTGGGCCTTGGCCCGACCAGAGACTCATAAGCTACCTCCAATTAGTTGACTGCGTAATGTTTAAAGTTTCGTACCAGTGCGCTGTTATGGCGCGTTTTCTCATACCATTCGACCACTTCTGCAACCTTCTCGCGTGACCAGCCGTGGGCGTAAAACAGATGGTCTACCATTCCAGCCATATGCTCAACCTTCTCGCACTCCGAGGTCACACCACCGATATTGGATTCGCGCTCAACTTCAATCTTGAACTCGCCACGGCGATTGATTACACGCCCGCCAGCTTGAATCCAACGTTGTTGCGAGCCGGGGCACACCGCAGGCATTCCCCAGTAGTGATGGAAGTAGTGGTGCTGGATGGCCCTGAAGGCATCCATGGCTGACTCAAACTTCAACTTATCCTTGCTGGTCCAATTAAACTTAGCTACGGCAGGCTGGACGGCCTCGCAGGCTGCGCCCCATGCATCGGAGCATAGTCCGCGACCTTCAACTTGACAGAATCGTTCTTGGTGCGATTCAGGTCGTAGAGTCAAGCCATACTTCATCGCCTCGCTCAGTCTCAACTGACACCTCCCAGTGGTTCAATCACACGCACGGCTAGCAAGCCTTCAGCCGAGTGGCACAAAATACCAGCGCAGGGGATTGGTAGCATGGTTGATACCTGTAGCCCGCCGTGGTCGCGGATGTAAGCACCCGGCCCGGCAATGTGCGCGGTGACTGTAGCAAATCCAAGTTTAGGGTTAGCGTTCAACGTCGTCCTAATCACCTCAACATTCGTGCTAAATACCGCTTCGCTGCCTGCGCCGAACTGGTAGGCATAAGCTAAGCCAAATCTGCGCGTTATCAAGTTCTGGCCTCGGGGCCGGGTTTCCTCGCGTGTGCCGTCTGACTGCGGTGGTGCCTGACTAAGCCCGAGCTCAGTGATCATCAGGCAGTTGACTCGCTGGTCAGTGCCACCTGAAGCTAGCGTCGTCACGTCAGCAGGTGACTTGAGCACCGTGGGGTCTTCACCTTCAGCCACCAAGTACGCGAGCGGTAAATAGTCAAGGATCTTGGCCTTCTTACCCGTGGCCAGCGGGGTGGTTAGCAGCGTAACGAGCTGCGTCTTGATCTGGTTCGCTGTTGGTGGTGCCACATTATTAGCTCACTGTGACGAATTGCTTCACCTTCTCAAGTGCCAGTCGATCAATCTGCGGTCGAGCCTGCGCGACGGCTATTCGGCTAAACCTGCGTGCAGCCATCCCAGCGCTGGCACCGTACCTATAGCCACGTGGTGCAGGTTGACCTGTCTGTGCGCCCAGCCGACCAGTGCCATACTCGCCGAATGCTGGATACGGCGCACCCTTGTTGGTCGCTGTCGGAAACAGCCGATACACCTTGCTCGACTTCTCAATGATCAATTCCTCCTGCAGCGAGTTAACCGTGGCCCCAGTGCGATGCCACCGCTGGCGGATGCTGGCTTCTTCCTCGCGCCTCAGTATCTGCGCGCCATCCAGCAGAATGTCATCCTGCAGCGCCTCAGCCTGTCGCCGAAAGTCACGGAACACTCGGCCTAGTTGTAGGGTCACTAGTTGCTCAGCCATCAAACTCTCTCTCCAGTCGGCTGCAGCTTGAACTCGTAGCTTGGCACCGAGCCCACAAACGAGTCCTTGCTCACAAACTTGTAAACCGTGTCGCCTACTTTCACTGCGGTCATAGCTCGCAACTTCTCCAGCCTGCATCCATCCACGTCCTCGACTACCAGCCGCTTGAACTTCTTGCCAGCTACCACGTCGCTGTATTCGTGCTTGTCCAGGTACCAGTGCGAGTCGTAGGTGGCTATCGGGTTGATATACGGCCCCGTAGTCACGTCGTACAGCTTCAAACAAACCCCCTCAAGAAATATCGACCTCAGCCTGTCGTGTGCCCGGCCTCGTGCGCGAGCTATGCGCTGCCCCCGACTTGCCATCAATACACCCACAGGGTTGGGACGCTGGTCGTGGCTACCCCACCCGTAATCGACGTGTCTCGTAACTCGGGCAGACCCAGCAGCAGGCGCATCCGCTTGCGTATGTCGTCCAGTGATTCCTGGTCTTCCAGCCGCACGCCTTCCTTGCCCCCCTGCAGCCCAATCAAGTCGCCTGGGGCAATCTGCTGCCAAGCGCTGATGAAGTCCAATACCCGCTCCCATTGCGCGTCGTTCAAGTTATCAATGAGCGTGGAGATGTAGCTGAAACTTAACTCACCAGCCACCTCTCTCGTACTGTCAATGTCCTCATCTTCGATAGTGACGGTTGGCATGCACGTACCTCATCACGTCGACGGACTGGCTGAATGCGAAGGTGACGCGCTCGCAGACGGACTAACTGAACCGCTTGGCGAGCCCGATGCACTTGGACTGCGTGACGCGCTTGGTGAACCGGAGCCACTTGGTGACGCGCTGGCGCTTGCTGCCGTGATAGTAGCCGTTTGCCATAGCCCGTCGGCGTCAACCACGTGTAGCCCACCACCGGGGTGAAGCGCAATGGAGCCGATACCGTAAGCCGACGATGACCCATCGTTGAAGTTAGCGTCACGGCTAAGCTGGGTTGTGAGCCCAACTACCACCTCGTCGCCATTCGCATCCACGCCAAATGACAATGCCGCGTTAACCCGGATGATGTTATTGTTGATTCGTTTAAACCAGCCCATTGGATGTACCTCCAACTTAACTGCAAGTGCAGCCCGTGGTTACTTGGTTGCTACTTCTTCGTCGATTTCCAGTCTCCGCTGAGATCGCCGCGTGCGATCATGGCCTTCAACTGCGTGTTGTTGAACTGCGCTGCCAGTTCGTCCTCCATGCCTACGGTGAACGTCACCGACTTGCGTTGCGGCCTGCCGTCACGCATCTTCTTCTCACCATCTACCACCATCACGCGGATGCCTCGGTGGATTGTGCGGTTGTCTTTAGCCATACTAGGTCACCAGCGTATTCTCGACCCTAAGCCGCTGTTCGTTGGGAATGGTTAGCGGATTACACTGCACCTCAACCTTCAGCTCCTTACCAGTCTGTGCCTCGTCGTAATACACTGTCATGCCACGCTGGTCGATGCCCGCGTTGCCCGAGGCTGCGGCTAGTTCCATCGCGCGCTTGACCGGCGCAAACACCGTGCGACCCACGACCCCACCTTGTGGCACCGCAGCGATATAGCCCGCTGGCCAGACGTTAGCTGACGAGGTTGCCGTACCACCATCCGTGAACTTCTCCACGGTGTCGTCAAACAAGAAGAAGTTGAACGGAGCGCCGAGGTCGCGGGATACGCGCTCGGCAAGGTCTGCACGGGTCATGCTGACACCGCCAATCAGGTCAGGTGCGTCAGCTTGAATTTCGCGTAACAGGGCCATGCGTAGCACTACACCACTGACCGACCCAATCTTATCCACCGCATCCTCAAGGAAGGCGATGAGCAAGTCGTAGGCATTCTCACCGGGGTCGTCCCAAGCGGTGCCAGCGGTCGTCAGGCGCGCGGTGTCGAAGTCAAAGGACGTTTGGAAAGTTGAGCCCGTCTGTGGATTCATCGCGGTGATAATACCAGTCGCCCAGGTCGAGAACGCGTCAACCTCAATACGGCGATAGTTGGCTTCGACTAACTGCGCGACCTTGCCGGGAATGCTGCGGCCTATGATCTGGTTAATCGCCGCCTCGTTCACGCCCGCACGCTCAGCCAGCTTCTGCAACTCGTACTCACCCCATTTGTAGTAGTCCTCGACGGGGACGATGCTGAGACGACGGATGTCCGGGGTCTTGTCTGGGATGAGTCTGCCGGGTGAGTTCCATTCCCTGCGATCTGACACGGGCCGGAAGTCCAGCGTGGTCACCTCGTTGATGTCCACCGAATCTACATCCTGACGCGGGAAGAACACGTCCCATTTGAGACGTCCCTGGTCGTTGGGACTGATGGTTTGCGCAACTACTGTCAAGGCGGCTGGCGAGAGTTCCTCAACCAGTGGGATAAGCGATCTCATTCGTCAACCTCCTAGGTGTTGGTAACGTGAATCATACTGCCTGCGGCGTTGAATGCGGCAAGCTCGTTGGCCGTATAGGCGCGGCCAAGGTTATCTTCGGCAACGTCGCGGTTGATTTCGCCAATCGTGCCCATGCCGACCGGGATGGTGGCCGTGTCGGCAGCCAGCAGCGCATCGGTTGGCACGTAGTCGATAATCTTCTGTGGTTCAGGGTTGACGGCATAGATGAACTCGCCACCAGTGCCATCTGCCAACGTGCCATCCTTCTTGAACGGTACGCCTGGTTTCAGGAACCCGTCAGCGTCTACCTCGGCAGTGGTTAGTTCACTAATGTCCACCACCACCTGCTGCAACCCCAGCACCTTACCGACGAAGGGATGTCCATAAGTGGATGTCCCGGTTGTTTTGACTACTGATACTGGCATGGCTCATTGTCTCCTTCGTCAGTGTGTGGTTAAGCTGTCTTGGCGATACCGAAGCGACTGGCTACGTCACCTGCTGTGGCTGCGGTCTGGTTCCACTGCTTGCCAAACTCGCGGGCTGCGGCAAACGGGTCAGCGGCTCCGGTTGCACCTGCGCTGGCCCCGCTGGTGGATACTGTCGTTTCACCTTTGGCCTTCAGCGCAGGTAGCAGTGGCGCGTAGGTAGCTTCAACGTACTCAGTGGCTACTTTCTCGACTACCTTGTCGCCGTCTTTAACCAGTGCGACTACCGACTTCTTGCCATCCTTCTCACGGATCTCCATGTCGGGTAGGTTGGCGAGTTGCAGGAATGCCGCTTCGTTGTAGCCCAAGGCCGCAGCTACCTTGCGCTGGTTCTCCACCCGCTGCGCCTTGGCTACCTCAGCCTTCAGCGACTCGTGCTCGGTCAGCTTGGTTTTCACCTCAGCTATCGGCCCGAGGGCTTTCACCTCGTTGAGCAGCTCGGCGTCAGCTTTGGCCACCGCGACGTGTCCGCGAGGCAAGCCGGAGGACTTGGCTGAATCGAGATCGGACTGAAGCTGAGTCGCTTTGTCGTCAGCTTCCTTCTTCTCGTTGAGTAACTTAGCGTTATGTTTAATTGCTGGATGATCGTTGGGAATATCAGCGTGCCACTTGCCGTCTTCACGCTTGGAATAATGCTCCCGCAAGGCTTCGGGAACATCGGTTTGATTACTATAGGCTGTTAGCATAATGTCCGCTGGACTTTCTGTCTCCCGCTGGGAGGTTGGTTTGTAAAGAAGAAAGCCTTGCTAACGAGAATCGCTTTACGATCCCCACCAGCAAGGCTTTAGTCCAATCTTGAAAAAGGAGCTTCTACCCTGACTGCATCCTCACGCGCCTGTCACAGTGGCCGCAGCGTTGATAAACAATACCTAACTTGCGTTCAATGGAAGCCAACTGCATCAACAACGCGTGACGTTGCTCGATCCAGAACTCACGGTCAGCAACTGGCGCTATAATAGGCGGTTTGTCGCCAGTGTCAAGAGGTTTAACAATTCGCACAGCTGGTTGCATGGTTGATAGTAGTTAGTTTTGTCGGTTCAGGACGTCTATTTGGGCCACGAAAGAATCGCATACCCAGCCTGCGGCAATGGTCTCATTGTCAAGTGCGACGCAGGCATTGATGGCCGATTGGGCCACACGGGGAACGTAGCAATCTTCAATGATTAGCACGAGAGGCCAGTAGTTGATTGTGTCGGTGTTCATTCTCGCCCACTAACTAGCGCATGACGCTGCTTCATGTAATGCCGAGTCGTCGGCCAGTCAGGTGCATTAATAATCATCTCGTTTAGTAGGCTTATCAAGTCAGCTTTCACCGCGCCTCCAATATTACGATTGCCATGCTCGCGCCAAAAAGCACGGCTAGCAACTTTCTTTTGTCGTCAAATTAAGTTACCGACACGTCTTGGGTTAGCTCGCTGAAATTCCTCTACTAACGTCGGCACCACAGCCGGATGCTCCGGTGATACTACTACCCGTTCAGCGGGTCGCAGCTTGACGCCCCTTGCCAATGTAGCGTCAGCCTTTTGGGCAAATTCCAACTTATCTTTTAGCTTGGGAATAAACGGCACACATTGAGACTCAGCTAACGCTCGCTCTTGATTACAGTTTTGGCAAGCCAGAACGTGAAGCGTCCCGTCACGGTTAACGTGTCGTGCTCTTCGTTCTGGGTGCCAGCGTGAATACAGGTGATCAACGGTTGCGAAGTTAGGTAACCGCATACCGTCTAGGACAGTCAGTACGCCGCACCAAAAACAATGCGGGTTAACACGAAACAACCGCTGTCTCATTGGGAGACTAAAAGATACCTGTTTCAACGACATCAATTGACCGCCTCGCTGGTCGTCGGTTTGGGAGTTTGCTGGCCTTCGACGGGTGCCAGACCTTCGGGCAGCTTAGCCTCGGGCAGCTTCGACTCCTGCTCGATCTTAGCCAGCTCGGCTGCGGCATCCTCAACCCCACACATGTTGCGCGCGGTCTCGTCACTTACCAGTGGCTGGTTCTTGGGCCCACCCGGCTGACGGAGTAGTATTGCCGTCTTCTGCTTCTCGGGGTCTGGGTCGCCAGCGTCAATCAGGCAGTTGAAGTCAGCGCGCAAGGTCGAGTACGTGGACACTTGGCCTGCGAGTTGGGCAGCAAGGCGCAACGTGACTTCCAGTTGCCATCGTCCGCTAGCATCCAGCACCACCTTGGATTCCTTGAGCGAGCGTTCAAACTCGCGGCGGGCTACTTCACGCGCTCGACCTGACGTGTCAGCCTTGTCGACAATCAACACATGGCGCTGGTGACACTGGGAATAGATGGCTTGCTTTTCCTGCGCGATGGTCTCCTTGAAGGTCTCTACGCTAACCGGGTCGTATACGCTGACATTCGGGTTGGTGTAGCCAACGATACTACGCCCGTCCTCTGAGTAAATGGGCCAGCCGTTGACGAAGTTCACCGCGCCTGCGCCAGTCTTGTACGTGCCGGGGAAGCGGCCTGCGGTCTTGGTAGTATCTGCGGTGACGGAAACCTTGTTTGTCGCTGGCAGTGGTGGCTGAGCATTGGTGATGGTACGTTCTCGGCTGCCAGCCAGATTCACATTGCGCATCATCATGGTGTGGGCGAGGTTGAGTGCTCGCTGGTTCGACTGCACCTGTTCGGTGATCAATGCATCACGGGTTAGCTCGTAGATCAGCAACTGGCCACCGAGGTCGTAGGGTCGCAATTCAGTCGGCGCGCCCTTGTCGCGGACAATGCGGCAGACGGTCTGGCCTCCGTTGTTGAGAAAGCTAAGCTCCGCACAATTCGCCGTCACATTGCCATTATTGTCGCGCTCCTGGAATAGGAAGATGCCAAGGTTGGCCTGCGTGTCGGGGTCAGTGAACACGCCTGCGACATCGGCAGCCACCGTCTCGAAGTAGATGAAGTTGAGTGCGCTGGCTAAGTCGGGTTGCGCGGGAATCTTGCCGCCCAATGCTCGCGGGAAGAAGATGCGACGCACGGCCTTGCCTTCGCATAGCAGCATGGTGGTTGCCAGTTGCAGGTCGCGTAACGCTTGCCGGTTGTTCCACCACTTGATCAGGGTTTCGCCAGTCACATTCTCAAAGCTGGACTTGTTGGAGCGGTCGGTCTCACCCTCAGCCTGCAGGAACGACCAGATAGGCTCACGACCCAGAATGCCGCCAACGTGCGTCTTCACCACTTCCTTGATGACGTTCTCAGTGACGAAGCCAGCGCGGATGTCAGCTTTGATGGACGCGGCACCGAGGAGTGATGGCGGGGGCAGTTGCCCGATGAACCCCAACCCGTCCATCCAGTGATTGCCGCCGTAGAACTCGGTGGCTGCGAGGGCGGTAATTGTGCGTCGTGTCGTGAACCCCTGCTGTGTGGAGCCTGCACCAAGGGTCAACAGCGCGGTCAGCGAATTGGGCAGCGTGACCGTCCCATCGCCGACAGACATCTGACGACCCACCAGTTGGGCGGCATCGTCGAAGTCGTAGGATGTGAATGGCTTGCCCATTGACTACGCGGGAACTTCCTCTTTCTCCAAACGTAATAGGTCTATACGTGCAAGTTCAGTTGCTGCACACTTAAGAAATCTATCCGTACTATGATTTCCTACGAACCCGCCACAGTTAGCACACTTGTCGGTACGGTGATACTTCATATATCGCTCTATTCGCATCCGTTTGGGAAGTGTCTCAAACTCGGCTACTTCCGCTTCGGTCAGCGATAGCCAGCCCTCGGGGACTTCCTGCGGTAACTCCCACTTAAACGGAAACTGACTCTCGCGAACCGGAATCTTCTCTACTAACTCTCGTGGAAATTGTTCAATATCACCTGAGTACGGATTCATCTTAGCTCCTTTTAGAATGCCACCTTGTTCATCACCGACCACAGTGTGACGAGCGCAGCCGCAGCGAACACCACCCTGCACACATCCGCAGCCCACGGGTCACTGAGCTTCTGCACCTTGGCGAACACTAACCAGCCAATGAAAGCGACTAGCGCGACTAGGAATGGTATGGTCATAAGTAGCCTCACGTTGACGGGGACACTGACGATGACGGGCTTACCGACGCACTCACCACCGGCACCACGCCATACAGGTTGATGATCCGGTAGCGATACTTGGCTGTGCCGTGCTTTATAGGTGAGCCGTAGTCCCACTCGACGGTGACTTCGGCAACCTCCGATGGCAGTCGCTGCTGGTAGATGCGGTTCTCAGCGCTTGTAATCTCCAAGTCTGCAGTGGTGCCCAGTGGGCTGATGGCGGTTTGCGGCAGCACGGCAATCTTCTTCTGCGGGCGGTCGATGCGATAGGTGGCTGACGACGGCACTACTGGAGCGCCGTCCTGGTCAAAAAAGCTGACCGTCACGAAGCTCGTCGTGCGCTCGTTCACTTCATCTAAGCACTCGTCAGCCATGTATCGTAACCTCATGTCGCTGCCAGCGCTTTAAGTTCATGGCTTCTAAAGAATAGTCGAAGAACTCGAATAGTATGTCCCGGTTGGGCGCTATGGAGATCTCACCAGTCTGGCCCATTTCATCACAGAACCAAAGGCTGTCCTCAACGTGTCTCAGTGTTACCATTAGCAAGCTGCTCCAACCATTCAGTCATACGACCAGCCAATTGCGGCCAGCCGGGCAAGGGATTGTCGGTCTCCTGCCAGCCCTTAGAGTATTTCTTATTTCTAAACTCGTCCACTGAAAACTTTGGCTTAGTCAGCGTGCGTCCATGCCCGGTGACGTCCACGTTGGGATATGCCGACTCCCAGTTGGCCACCTTGGTGCCGTCGAAGTTCCCCCGGGTGCCAGGTTCGTAAGCCATGGCCTTGACGTCAAACTGGCCACCGTTGGCCTCGATGAGTTCGATGCGTTTACGGTAGTGTTCCAGTAGTAGCAGACGATTGGCGCAAATGCCCGAGACTTGTTGGAGGCCGTCGGTACGCACGGTATGGCCATCCGAGTAGCGAACGCGCCAGACGTTGGTGTTGTAGTAGATCGTTGAATCGTCAGGCGGCGTGAAGTCGAAGTGGCTTGCCGAGTAGAAAACGTCGGACTCGCACAGAAACACGTAGTCGGCAGTTGAGCGACGCAGCCCTTCAAGAATCTGGTAGTGCATCGTAGTGCCGGACTTCTCTCGCTGCACGACGATCTGCCAGTCGCCGAAGTCCACACGCTCGTTCAGGGTGACGCAGCCCAGTTCGTGGCCATTGGTGGAGGCGCGCAGATTGTTGCGGGCGGCGAGTTCGAGGGTTTCGTCGTGGCTAAGGCACGAATAGTAGAGGGCGCATTTGGTTACTTGCCTAAGTGGCGGTGGTGGGGCTTGGCGACCATAGAACCTCTCACCCTCAGCCTTCACCAGTTGCACAGTGGCATTCTGCTCGTTGGACCAGTCAGGAATTGGGCTGAAGTGGTCTATAAGCCATTGCAGAGGGCGCACTTGCTTGTCCCACTTGTTGGTCAGCCACATTTCTTTACAACGGGCCATTGCGCGTTCTTTCATCCCGCCACCGGGATAGGGGAAGTGGAGCCCGCCTACACGGAACATATGCGCGAACCAGACGTGAGAATTCGAGACTAGCCGACCACCGCTAAGCCACGACTTGCACGCCACCTCGGTGCCCTGTTGCCCCCAGCTGCCGTACCTCTCGTCACAGATGTCGAGGTGGAAGTACCTCTCGCGCCTGATGGCCCAGCAGGCTCCGAGTAGTGACATAGTATCGTGGATCGTGGGCGGTTGCAGGTTGTTGCGCTTGACGTAATCACCGAAGCCGTGCGGGCAGTATTCCAGCTTGGTGTCAAAGCGCCAACAATGCATGGAAGTGTTACGACGACCCGACTTGCGATCTACGTCACTGCCATCACGGCCATCACGCGGGAACCATTGCTTGACTTGTTTGACGTAGCGTGAGCCACACTGACCGCACTTGGCAGGTTGCGGTGATTGGTCCTTGAGCCAGCCGCACTTCTTGCACTTCCAGTTGAAGGCCAGCAAGTTGAATTGGGAGGCTACGATTGTCCAGTCAGGCTCAGCGCCTTGCAATAGACCCACATCAAAGTTCTCGCTAACGGCGCAGTGAGCGTCCAGCTTGCACACCCATTCACCGGTAGCAATCCGCGCAGCTTCGTTGGTGGCTGCACGCTGACCAATTGACTTATTGTGATGAACGTAGGTAACACGAGGATGCTGGAACAGCGACTGAGGCGTCCAGCCATCGAGAACAACAACGACTTCGCAGGCATCGGTCGTGTTGACTGTGACGTTCTCAACCGTGGACTTGAGTAGATCGATGTCGTAGCAGACTTCGTTGCGGGCGGGGATTAGGATGCTTAGCTTGTAGGCCATCGACTATTTGCGTTTGAGCCCTTCGCTGTAGGACGCCAGCTTGGCCCACTCGGCAGGTGTAACGACCAGTGTGGCGAGAGTACGATCACCCCGACCCCAGTAGAGGGCAATTTGGTAGTTGCCGTCTGCAAGTTTCCTTAGGCGCAGTTCACGGCTGCTGGTTGTTTTCACCGTGTAGTCCTTGGTTTCAGCCATCGCAATTACCCCTTTACCCACATGAATGAGCGAATAG